AGTGTACCAAGTCCCCTACCAGTTCGACTGGAGGGAGTGGGATTTCGATCCCATGGTACAAGTTGTGGCTCTTCAGGAGCCCTTCAAGATTCGAACCATTAGCATTGCTGATGGGCCCGCCACTGCAGCGGGTTCTTCGATTCAGAAGGCCTGGCATGATGCCATGCGTAGACTCCGCCCATTCCAGCTCATCGGCGGACGGACGGTCAAGGAAGCGCTTGAGTCTTTCCCTCGTAGATCCAAACCATGGATCTCGGGTGACTACAGTGCGGCCACTGACCGTTTGTCCTCCAGGGCCTCTCTTTACGCCTACGAGAGCATGACCAAGAATTTGGTCTTGCCCTCCGACTTGAGAGACCGACTTGAGACGGGCTTGTTCCGCTCTGAGGTCGATTATTCCAAGACCCTGAAGCAGATGTCGTTCGGTTTACCTAAGAAGTACGTCGAGTCTATCAAGATTCCGGAACCTTTCACACAAAGGAATGGTCAATTGATGGGAAATATCCTATCGTTCCCGATCCTATGTGTTGTGAACCTTGCGTTACCTGACTGCCGTACAACGTGCCTATAAGGCCGGTGTATACGCTCCGGGTACACCTGCAGAAGAGGTGGCCATTATCCGACTCTGCCGTGGCGCATACCTGCGTGCCCAGGACCTTGATGCACTTCCCGTTTTGATTAACGGTGATGACATCCTGTTCCAGGGAGACGATCGGTTTTACGCCATCTGGCGCTCCACTATAGCCGAATTCGGCCTAAAGCTTTCTGTTGGCAAGAATTATTTCTCACCACAGTTTCTTACGGTCAATTCTGAGCTTTATGTGTTTGAGACTGAGCCGGAGAAGATCGAGAGGCCCTGGTGGGGTGGCCTTTTACCCGATTTCTATCGGGCACGGACACAGATCAAGCGCAAGTTTGGTCTCGATGTTCTTACCTGTGATCCCAGACTGGTTCTGTCTAGGGTACAGGATAAGTTCCTCGCTTCCGTGCCGCAGGATCTCCGTGGTCTCGCCAACAACATCTGGCACCGACAGATGCTTGGATGTGGTCTCCTTGACCAGTACTCAGGACTGAATTGGTATATACCCGTTCAGTACGGAGGTATTGGTCTCGATTCCACAGGTCGTACGTCCTTACGTGTGACCGAGGCCCAGAGACGCCTTGCGGTAAGGCTCGCCCTTGACCGAGGCAAAGGACCTCCAAACCTCTCCGCTGAGGGGTCCCTGCCGAGTGCGGGGGTCCGCCGCGCTATCGAGGGTAACTTACCCACCCGCCGTGTCACCGGGACATTGATCTCTTTTGGAGGTCGTGATGTCGTGGACACGGGTCGTGTGAGGCAGATTTACCACGTCGGACGCGACGGTCTTGTCGAGGCTTCGATCAGGCCCGAGTTGCTTGAGACGGTTGATTCTTTCGTCTCGCGCTCGAATGCCATCTACACCTGGCTCGACTATCACACCATGGGTGTGCGAATGGATCCTGAACGGATTCGAAGGGGTGTCCGCGACATGCTTCACTGGGGTATGAAAATCTCAGTGAAACGAGTCGATGAACTCTTCGACCAGTTGGACCAGCGCCCCATCTACCGCGTAGTCGACCGTCTATTGACGTGACCTAGATTGAATGTGTATTGAGGAGTACACGACGCCTGAGAAGAATGGGATTGGGCATCCCACACGTCAGTGACGGTAACTCCGTCC